TTGTACAAAAAAAATACTAATATGAAAAATTATAATAATTTTGATTCTAATGAATTAGAGCCCTATGGTGAATTGGCATTTAATGGTGAATGTAAAAAAATGATTGATGAAAGGAACGCACGTAAAGTTATGCAAGAACAGTTTTATCTAATCAAAGAGCAACAACGAGAAATTGTAGAGAATCGAAAATCATCAAAACGATCACTAATTATTGCAATCATTGGGATTATCATCTCATTTGCATCTCTAATTGTAGCAATTATTGCATTATTAAATTAAAACCTTTCAATCATGTATTTTTATCATCTAATCCAACCTTATATTTCCGTTCAAAATCATACTTTTTAAACTCATGATATGCTTGTTCCAATGTTTTAGAAGTCCTATCTCCTTCCGGGATATCCCAACTCTTAGAACCATTGACGCTAATGTCCTCTGCAGCAGAATTCCGTTCTTTCACATACAAACCAAGCCATTCCAAGATCACTTGACCGTCTATCCGGTCATAGACTTTTCCATACAGTCCCTTTTTAGCCCGATTAAAACATAGCTTGAAATCATCCGGCTTCAGGAAATAATATTCGTCAATTATCAGATCCACTGTTTGGGCGACTTGTACCGCTCCCATCGATTTTCCTACACTGAAAAAATCTACCAAATCATTCAAGACTTTAACCATGAATACACGAAGATGCGTTTCTCCAAATTCTTTATTCATGACCGCTATAGAGCAGCTTGGGCTATCGAATACTTCATTTACCGTTTTGAGTCGCAGACTGTTGTAATATGGCATCGGCAAGACACCCAAGATGCTCACGCTCGCGTCTCTTGTTTTCGGCATCAGTTCCGGAGGAAGTACGCCTGTTGTTGGGTCTATCTGCGATAACAGTTGTATTGCTTGTTGTTTGTCCATCTTGATATTTTTCTAAATCACGTTTCGCCCATTTGCGGAACGTAAGATTCGCACTAACGTATTTTTTTAGTAATTCCCGATAGTTGTGCATCGAGACAAGAGTGTCCTGGATTAACTGAAGCGGAAAATCTCGCTTTATCCGTTCGAATTGCTCTTCCGTAAACGGTTCTTTAAGTTTAGCCACGTTGGGAGCATTCGCTATAATCCATTGTTTAAACTTTTCAAAATTATCATTCTTGGCTTTCTCCGGTTCCGGGTCGGGGTTGCGCGTGCCTACGCGCGTATAACCCTCCTCTCCTTTCCAATCCTCTCCTTTACTCTCCTTTCCAGCAGTAGTATTCTCGATTGTTCCCGATTGTTCGCTATCATTCGCGAATATTCCCGAATTATTCTGTTTTTTGCCCGAAAGAACGTTTTCTATTACTTCTGCTGGAATTTTTGACTTTTGCGGTTTGTCGATGCGCTCACTGGAGAAGTCCATCACGTAGTAGCTCTTGTTTTCGTATTTAAAAGGTACAAGGATAGAGTTCTCAATCAGTTCTTGCAGCCACCCAGAAACCTGCTGCTTACGAATATCTTCGCGGGCAGGAAAAACTTTCGACTTGATGATAGTTTCATTAGCTAAAATGACACCACTATCATCAGCAAAGTTTTTCATACCTATATAAAGCAGCCAAGCCGGAAGAGATACGTTCGAAAACCTTTCATCTTCCCAAAATTCCGGTACTATAGTTCTTATTCTTGGCATATTATACAGTCATTTTTTCAGAAATCCCCATTAAATCAAATAATGTAGGAGCCTCTACTTCTGCCTCAACCTCACGTAAATAAGAAAGCCCATCTTTCCAATAGTCATAATTGAGTTCTACAGAAAGCCCCTTACGACCTAACTTGATAGCACAATAAGGAACAGTTCCAATACCACCAAACGGATCAAATACCAATTCATTTTTATTTGAATACCGTTCAATTAGCCTTTCAACGATATCTAATTGAAGAGGGCAAATATGATTCTGTCGTTTCTTTTGCGATTGCTTAGTATTAAGCGTTCGCATACGAACTATATCATCCCATATCCAATCCTTTTTACTTACCGGATCGACGGCCATAAATGTTTTTGGAAGTTTTCCGTATGCCTCTAACTCTTCTGCGAACGACACATGTTCCTCATAGTTGTAGATGTGTTCACGTTCGTAATTTCTGAACAAATGCCGAATCTTATCTATTCCGGCTCCTTTCATGTCTTCATATGACAACAGAGAATTACCGGATGATTTCCAGCTCGCATGAGCATCTATCTGCCAACGGGCAAGCGAGTATTTACTTTTGTTTTTGGTAACAGGCAAATCAGCGTATGCACGTGATGTATCAGAAGGTAACTTACGAAAAAGTAGTACATACTCCGGGCAACCGATTCCCATTTTAGAACCGTCTTTGCACATTTCCGTATAGCCCAATCTATAGGTCTGGTTATTCTCCCTTACCACATCAGTGTCCACAGTGATACGACCCATGTAGCGAAAGCCATGCTTCATGTAATGAAATACTGTCATTTCACTGAACGGGTCGATTGTTGGCATACCGTCTCCCGTGGCATTACCGAACAATACACGATCTTTCACATGAATACAGGCCAACCGTCCGGGCTTCAAGATACGCATCAACTCCGGTGTAAGGTAATCCATCTGCTCGAAGAATTTGTCGTTATTCTCATTATGCCCAAAGTCATTATAAGTAGGCGTATATTCATAATGGTTGGAAAATGGGATACTGGTTACTATCAAGTCCACAGAGTCATTTTTCATCTTCTGGCATTCAAGAACATTGTCGTTATTGATTGCCTTCCACAGTTTGCCGGATTTCTCTTCCCGACTGGCGAACATCCAACGCATCATCTTTTCCTCGGCCCGCAAACCGAATAGACCGTTTTCACGGACAATGTCGGTCATCTTAGCCACCATCTCACGATGTTGCGCCCATTTCTGCATGAAGCTCTTAAATATTTCACCCTCGCTTTCGGCATAAACCAGATAGAGATCAACGGGATACTGCTGCATAAAACGGTATATACGGGCTATCGCTTGGAACTTATCGTTGAAGCGGTAGTCGATAAACATGATCGCCTTATGGCAGTGGTACTGAAAGTTCAGACCTTCACCAAGCATCTCCGGTTTAGCAGCCAAATATTTCAACCGACCATCCTTGAAATCAGCTATCACCTTGTCGGCATCGTTATCATCCTGTGACCCATATACAGCCTTACAACCAGGAATAGCTTTGCACAAATCTATTCGTTCAGATTCTAAATCATGCCACAAAAGGAAATGGTCGTCCTTGTTTTCGGGGCGGTTGATGATTTCTACCACACGGGAAATCTTTTCAGCCATATTATCCCGACGCTCTTTTGCCGCATCAGCAAGTCCGAGGGCAGCCTCACGAAACATCTTCACTTGCCCGTCACGGTCGGTACCAGCAGTGGAATTATCCACACTTACTATTTCCTCATGTACCCGTAATTCAGGTAACTCATATCCTGTATCAGGATAGCCGAGATCAGACGGCTTGGTTAGGAACAAAGACCATGTGGATACCCACAGCCAGAACTCCTTTTCCTTGTGCGGATATAGTGTCAAGTTATTCGCTTTCGTGCTGTCACGTTGAAAGAATCGCGTAAGAGCCTGACCTGTGTCCATCACACCAAGATAACCGGCATAGTGTATTAGTTCCTTATATCTGTTGGGTGACGGTGTAGCGGTAGCGACAAACCGATAAGGGACATCCGCAAACAAGGGAAGGAACTCCTGATAGGTCTTAGTCCCAAATCCACGAAGTACGCTTGCTTCATCCAGCGAAGTTGCAGTAAAGTAAGATGGATCTATCCTTACACCTTTTTCACCGTCACGAACACGCTCATAATTCGTAACCAGGATATCAGTCGGACATATCATCACATCGGCCATCGTTCGCACATAGGTTACTTTCATGTGCAAGTGTTGTTCCGCTTGTGTCAGAAATTCAACAACAACACGTTTAGGACAGACTATTAGTCCTTTTCCACCTTTGTGCCGAAGTATCACTCGAAGTATTTCAAGTTGCGTGACTGTTTTCTGCATACCGAAGCTAGAGAATATAGCCCGACAACCACCGGCAACCGCCCAACGAACGGTGTCTTTTACATGAGGGTATAATGTCGATGTAATCTCTTCCGGATTAATATCAAATCCTGTTTGATGACTGATAGCCATTTTATTTCTTAGAAATTCTATATATTCCATTCTACTAAATCTTTTATGCAATCATTTTCTGACGAATCAGGTTCATATTCTTCTTTACCAGTTTTACTATCTTATCATGATACTCGCTTACACCATTGCAAACAGGGGGTCCTCCACTACCCTCTCCTGCAAATATTTCTGGATTGTATCTTTGAAATCTTTCATAACTTACTGAATTGTCATGGGCATTAATAAATAGGTAAGCTCTTCACCCTCGGTTTGCTTTTCAGGAGCAATAAGGATAGCGGTACTAGGAGTACCAAAAGAAAGTATAGAACGACCGTCATCGATACAAGAAAGCATATCTTGTATAAAAGTTGCTTTCACACCTATGATAAACTCTTTTTCTCCAAATTCTACAGGAATGGTTTCTTCTGCAGAAGTAGAATAATCCAAGTCTTGAGCAGATATAACAAGTTCATCATAACGCGCTGTCAATTTTATGAGGCATGATACTTTACTCGAAAAAACAGAGGTACGTTTTAGGGCTCCTAAAAGCAGTTTAGTATCTGATTTTAGTTCTATATTGTTAGATTTGGGAACAACAGCCCGCCAATTGGGATAACGACCTTCCACATTACGGAATGAGATTTCATACGCTTCAAATAGAATTTCTGACCAATCATTTCCTACTTTTATAATCAACTCACCATCCGATAACGGTATCAGCCCCTTTAGTACAGAAGCCATCTGCCGACTTATAATCACCGAGCAATTACCTGTACACTTTTTGTTTAATTTTTTCAGTAGGCCAAGACTGTGCCCATTAGATGCTACAAAAATTATACAACCAGGATTTGCCTCTATGAAAACAGATGTCATAACCGGACGTAATTCGTCCGTTGCGGTAAAATTGATTACTTTGGAAATTCCGTTATTGAGTTCTTCTGCCGTAGTCCGGATTTCGTCGAGGACCTCTGGCTTTCTCTTTTGCGGGAAGGGTTTCGAATCATATCCGGTAACTTCAAATTTTCCTCCATGATATTTGATAAGAATAGATTTATTTTCCGGATTAATGTAAATATCAAGAGGCTGTTCCGGTAATGTTTTCAACCCTTCGAGAATTGATGCTGGGACACAGATTGAAAGTTCTCCGTCTGCCATACATTCCAAACTAGTCATGATTCTGCCTTCGTCATTAGCTGCCGTAATAAACAACCGTCCATCTTTTATATCGAACAGGTAGTTGCACATTATCGGAGTCGTGGACTTCGAAGGTATTATTCGAGAAAGTTGTTGCAATTTTGCAAGCAACGCATTTTTTGAAATAGATATTGTCATAGTGCCTAATTTTATGCAGGGCACCAGGTAAGTCGCTATTTATTGGATGTTTACGGGAAAGAAAGAAACGAAGTATATAAACACAAAAATCCGGATCTTAAACTTTCGTCTAAAACCCAGATCACTTTTCTTGCTGCAAATATAGAAAAACTTTTTTATATTCACATACGTCTCACTATTTTTTTTGAGAATTATTTTTCAAGAGATCTAATACTGCGCGATTTGATTTATCAAAGATAGAATAATCAACATCTATATAAATATCCGCCATCTTGTAATCATTATTTACATGTCCAAGGCAAAAGTCAATATCTGCTTTCGGTATGTTTGCTTTATTTCTTGCTATACTAGCCCAACTGTGCCGAGCCCAATTGGTTGTTACTTTATATCCCAGATGTAATTCCTCTGATATTTCCTTCAGCCCTATATTTACGGCACGCATGAAGTTATTTAAATTACTGTATTGCCTACGAAAATAAGAAAAGAAAGCAATATCACTATAGCGCTGTATTAATACTTGCAGTTCAGGCTCTACCCGTATTGACAAGGGAAAACGATATATATTTTCCTCTGTACTAGTTTTGCTACGCTCATATTCAACTCTCCCCCGAGTAAGAGACTTAAGTTTATATAAATCATTGATATTAATACCCATAAGATAAAACATACACATAAATACATCACGTGCCATGTTTGCCCGAACAGTTGAAAAATTCCCATCACGTATCCTTATAATATCTTCTATGGAAAGGCTTTTTCTTGCCCTACGATATTTCGGTATTTTGACCTTTGCGAAGGGATCATTAGGTATTCGGATAATATCATAATCCAAATTATTGTATTTCAATTTAGCTTTATTAAACAATGAACGGATAGCACGCAAATAATTACTAATAGCTCCGGGCTCTAATGGTTTTCCATTTTTTCCTCTAATTGAAAGTTGTTCCTTATACTCATTAATCCGGTGCGCTGTAATATCTCGTATATCTATTTTCTCTCGTCCATAAAACCAGACAAGTGTCTTTATAGCATTATGATACCATTCCTTTGTTTTTTCCTTTTCAGTCTTTTCTATTACCTGAAAGGAAAAGGATACAAAGTCAATAAACTCATATTCCGGTTCCATCGCAGCAATAATTTGTTCTTTTACCTCAATACAACTCATTCTTAATATTCGCTCTGAGCCAAGTTTGATACAGACTCCCCGGTATTTTTGAATAATATTGCCAAGTTCATAATTCAAAATATCAGCATCATGTAAGGTAGACGCAACTTCCCCATTAGTTCCCATGTCTTTAGGACAAACATAAAATGGGGTTGATATATATTGAGTTGACTTATTATGATAGATACGGATTTTTATATTTGCTGTCCCGTCTCGCTTAATTTGTTTTTTTGTACCCAGAACAACAGGTTTGAATGTTGCCATGATAATGTTTTTGCTTTATTATTGTTAAACAAAAACACATGTCAAAATCACTTATAGAATATTTATAGAAAAAACGCCCAAAATTAGGTCTAAAATCAGATAGAAATAGACGTTTTTACACAAAAAAAGTGACTTATGCAGCATGTACACCAAATCACTTTTCTTTTAACTACCTAATTATTAGGGCTTTGTTTTGTGTCGGGGTACCAGGATTCGAACCTGGGACCCCCTGCTCCCAAAGCAGGTGCGCTAACCGGACTGCGCTACACCCCGTTTTTGCAACCCTCATTATTTCTGATTGCGGTGCAAAGGTACGCTTTTATTTTTAATCTCCAAATATTTCCTCGCTTTTTTCTCAATTTATTTTTTTCATCGATTCAAAATCATCATCATTTCTCACTCTCGACCTTTATATTAAACACATATGTAACCCTAGAACATTCATAGTTATGCTTTTCCCAATTCATAATTATGCTTTTCTTAAATCATAATTATGAATTGGGAAAAACATCAGTACAAAATACCTTCTTATACATCCTTATCACATCCGATTTTTCACACTCACAAATTCTTTCTTTTTTTAAAACAAAAAACAACTTTATGCTATAAAACATCCCTAAAGTAGCCCATGAATACAAAGAAGAGAGTAATTTTACACACAATTTTTGAAACTATAATTTACATGAAGAACAAAGTGACGCTGTCTGGTTTACAAATAGATGCTTTTAACAAGCAGATAGACAGCAAAATGACAATGTTATGTACCCTGACAAACAAGAAGGGTGCAGAACTTACCATTACCAACTACGGTGCAAAAATTGTATCGCTTATGGTACCGGATCGGTCCGGAAAGTTAACCGACGTAGTAACCGGACATAATTCAATTGAAGAATATTTAGTTTCCGAAGAACCATATTTCGGAGCCATTTGTGGCCGTTATGGAAATCGTATCGCTAAAGGAAAATTTGTTTTAGATGGTACGGTTTATGATAAACTCGCCATTAATAACGGTCCGAACAGCCTTCATGGAGGATTAAAAGGATTCAATGCCGTTGTTTGGGACTTAAAACAAATAGACGGACAGACAGTTGAATTAAAATATACCTCCGCCGATGGAGAAGAGGGTTTTCCCGGACAGTTAGAAACCACCGTCACTTATCACTTTTCAGACGATAATGAGGTGGTTATTATGTATAATGCAGTTACCGACAAACCGACTGTATTAAACCTGACGAACCACTCCTACTTCAACTTATCCGGCGCTGGCGACCCTTCGATCGGAGATCATTTGCTAACAATCAACGCCGACTATTATCTACCTACAGATGAGACCGCAATACCTTATGGTCCTAAAGAAAAGGTAGAAGGAACGCCAATGGACTTCCGTACTCCATATGAAGTAGGAGCACGTATCGACGAAGATTTCGAAGCATTGAATTTCGGAAAAGGATATGACCACACATACATATTAAATAAAAAAGAAGAAAACGAATTGTCATTCTGTGCCCGTTGCGTATCTCCTAAAACAGGAATTGTGATGGATGTTTATACCACACAGCCAGGTGTCCAATTATACACCGGTAATTGGATGACTGGTAACTTCGAAGGGAAAAACGGACAACGCTATCCTGCACGCGCCGCTCTTTGCCTGGAAACACAACACTATCCGGATAGTCCGAACAAACCTGAATATCCGACTACCGTATTGCGTCCGGGTGAAGTATTCCAAAGTAAAACAATCTATAAATTTGCCACGGAATAAGCTGAAAATATA